CTCCTTTAAGGTTGATTGTTTCATCATGCTAATAATTGCATAGCAAAAAAAGATTCTACTCTTAAATCTGCTTGTGCCGTTCCTCCGCCTTGATACCATCTAATAATACAAGTGTCAGAAGCATCCATATCTACAACCATTGATTGCGAATGACCTAAACTAGTTGGGTCAGCATCATATTGATTACCAGAATCTAGTTTTGTATATTCTCTGTTTGAAGTTTTAATTTGAGTTTGCCAATAAGTAGCATCAGCATCTAAAGCATCAAAATTTAAAGCTGTAGTAACTAAATACTTACCTGTTACGGGAGCAGTAAAAGTGCTATTCGAAGTATTATAATCTGCATTTGTATCAGAAATTTCAGTTGCAAAAAGTAATGTTACAAAAGCATCAATAGCTAAATTTTCTTGTGCACTAGCTGTCTTTGCTTGAAAGCCTGATTGTTTTGGTAGAGTAACATGACCTGCGGCATCTGATATTATATGTGCTGTTGTTCCTAAAGCACTACCTAATCCTATTTTAATACTGTCATCTGTATCATCAAGACCAATGTGGTAATCTTGTGCATTACCATCAAAAACTATTTTCGTATCTTCTGCTCCTGCATCACCTATTGTAAGTGTAGGAGTTGTACCTCCCATGGTAATACCACCATTAAATGTTCTAGCACCAGATATTGTTTGTGCATCTGATTTATAAGTTGCAGGTACTTCAATAGTTCCTACAGCTTTTGCTTGATGCACTACATAAATATTATTTGTTCCACTAGGAGGTGCTGAAGTAAATGTCATTGTAGTCCCTGATAATGCATAAGCACTATTAGGGTCTTGTCTTACATTTTCAATAAAGACTTCTATATCTAAAACTGAACTAGGTGCAATATCTAATGTAAATTCAGTTTCACTGCCATCACCATTAAACCTTTTACCTATAAGAGATTGAAAAGTATTATTGGTATCTATCGGTGTACCAAGATATCCCATTCTATGTAATCTCCATTATTGATAAAATTATGTCTGCTGCAGCTGAAGCTGTTAGTGAGAGAGCATCAGTTGCTTCCATTACAACTTTATTCCCTGCTAACAATTCCAAAGTTCCACCAACTGGAACGGGTGCATTGGTTACTAATTCAACTGTTTGATTAGCCTCATTATTTGCTCCTGCTCTGTTGGAAGTATTTGAAGCTAAGCTAACTGTTACAGTAATTTGACTAGTTGTTGTGTTACCTATCATAATACCAAGAAGTACTGTTGTTGTACTACCTGCTACTGTATAAATAACGTCAGCACTAGTTACACCTGCTTTAGTTATTGTTTTAAACGTATTTGCCATTTATCCTCCTGTTATCCTAACGCTATTGCTAATGCTGTAGGGTCTTCTAAATTAGCTGCCATTAAAGTTACTACTCTAGATAATGCGGCTTTTCTATTTGTACCACCTGCACCATCATCCACTACAATTAAATCAGATGTAGTTAAATCTGCTCCAATATCTGTACCACCATCAATATCAACTGCTGTTAAACTTACTTTGTTAGCTGTTGCTATTGTTGCTAATTTTGTATCTACTATTGCTGCCCCTGATGCTACACTTGCATTGACTACAGCATCTGCTGCTAATTCGTCTGCTCCTACTGCATCATCTGCTAACATTGAATTAACAATAGTTCCTGCACCTATTACAAAATCTAAAGTGTTGTCAGCATCGTCATAAGTTACTGCAATACCTGTCTCGGTATTAGAAGCAACCATTGCTCCAACTGTATCTGAAATAACTTCTGATAAATCTATATTAGCTGTACCATCAAATGATACTCCATGAATTGTTCTAGCAGTTGCTAAAGCTGTTGCTGTTGCTGCTAATCCTACTGCTATATTTGCAGAGCCATCAAAACTTGTTCCACCTATTGTTCTTGCTGTTTCTAATATTGTAGCTGTAGCGGCATTACCTGTAGTATCTTGATTAAGAGTACCAACTGTAAAATCTAAAGTGTTATCTGCATCATCATAAGCTACTGTAATACCTGATTCAGTATTAGAAGTAACCATAGTTCCAACTGTGTCTGAAATTGTTTCTGCTAATGTAATTCCTGCTATTGTTAATGCATCTGTTTCAAGAGTACCATTAACATCAATATCGCCCTCTAAGTCTATATTACCACCAACAACTACGTTTCCTGTTGTAGTAATAGCGTCTATATAAGCATTCTTGTAATATAGAGAGCTTGTTCCTAAATCTATATCTGAATCTGTTACAGGTGAAACCGCACCATCTTTAATTGTAATTTGGTCTGTGCCTGAAACTTTAATATCTATTTGGTCATCTGTGTCTGCAGTTATTGATGTATCTGCGTTAGCATCTAAGATAAGCTCTTTACCATTCATATCAATAAATGGTGTTTCAAGCATATTGTGAATTTCGTCACTGCCGTCAATATATAAAATTGTTTTTGTACCTGTTGGAATAGTTACTGTTGCTGCACCACTCCCCGCTGTACAAACTACAGAATCATTTGAACCATTATTAATATAAAATGTTTTTTGTTTATTTGGAAATGTGACTGTTCTTGATGTGCCAGGTGAGCCAGTAAATTTTATTATTGCGTGTCTACCATTATTATCTGCAGTTCCATCACTAAAAGCTAATGTAACATTACCTGAAGCAACACTTACTTCTACATATCCACCAATAGCATCATCAAGTAAATCAATAAGTGACTCATTTAAGACATCACCCCATGTACCTGTATTTTCTCCATCAGTTTGTTTTACTAATCCTAATTGTGTATAGTTAGACATTGTTTTCCTTTAATTTGCCGTTCCTGTTGTCCATGTTTCTGTTCCCCCAGATGTTGTATTTATTAAAGACCATAATTTAACTGTACCGTCTGAAGCGGTTCCAGCAATTCCAGTTATACTATTTACTGATGCAGTACCAGTTATATTTTCTGCTAAGTTAGCAATACTCAATCTAAAATTATTAAGTCCCACTTGGTCAATTTGTGCACTTCCAGAAGCAACTTCATTTCCTAAAACAGCATTAGCTGCAATACCATCTTCTGAAAATACCGCACCATCATTCCAGCCATTATCTCCGTATGCACTGTTGTTATAACCAAAAGTACCCGAACCCATTAACTAATCCTAATTAAAGCCGTGTTGTATGCCGCAGTTGGAAATTGTACTTGAAATGTTCCATTTGAAGATGAAAAATCAGAACCAAAGTCTAATACTGCTATTGCAGCATTTGATTTACTGTTGTTATAAATTAAAGCACCTCTTGCAGTTATTGTTGCTGATGTAAAACTTGGGTCTGCCGCATCAAAAAAAGCAACATTATTTGTTGCATCTAATGATACTGCTTGACTTGCTAGTGTTGCTCCACCAGCCGTGTAACCAGTTCCACTTACTTCCTGTGTGGTAATGTAAGCTGATGTAGTTTTTCCTAAAGCTGCACTGGATGTGTACAGAGCTATTTTTAAAGTATCTCCACCATCTCCTAAATTATGTGCACCATCTAGACAGTCTTGTAAAAAAACGTCTGTTAATGTTTGTGTTATCGCCATTAATATCTCCTATGTATTCATTGGTTTTAAATAATTTTCTCCCATCGTATTAGATGGAGAGGTTAAATCGTCTCTTCTTCTTCTTCTAGCTTGATTATTAACTGATTGTACAGCTTCTTTATACCTTATTGTATATATAGCATAATCTTCTCTATTTTTAGTAAAGGAAGACGCTTCCATTAAACAAGCATATAATAATAAATCTTGTGCGTTTTCTGTAAGCCAATTAGTTGCATTTGAACTAGATAATTCTGCTAATCTTCTAGAGTATGTCATTTCTATTGTAAAATTAGAGCTTGGTGTAGGTGCAACCAATAATGCAGTATCATTATAGTTTGCCCAATATTTTGGTGAGCCAGTCAATGTTGATGTTGACCAATAGTCATAAATAAACTCATCAGTTCTTTCTTCTAAAAATATTCTTTTACTATCTGAATTTAAAAATAAAAAATGAAAAATAATTTTTGCATCTAATGGTTTACTAACAAATCTATCTCCAGAATTAAATGAAGATGTTGCTGATTCGTGAAATGCGTATGGGTCAATATCCCTAGATATTCTTTGTTCTGATAAACTAATAAAAGTATCAGTTTCATTTGAAAACTCTAGTCCGTCATTCTCCATCCAATCCTTAATGTCTTGGGTAAGAGTGGTGTATGTCATTGTTGCCATATTATCTCCTATGCCACATCATCTATTAAAGCTGCTACAATAAGATTTGCAGTTGCGTCTCCAGCATCACCAATATCTGATGATATAGCGTGTATATTACCAACAGTTGTATTTGGTAATCTGCCAAACCATGACTGTAGAGGACCAATAAAAACACCATCTACTAAATCATTAGCCGCAGCTCCACCATCAAAACATATGTAGATACCATCTGCACTGCTAGTATTTTTAATAAATAAAAATTTTACTTTATCACTTGTTGTAATTGCTGTTGGTGCAGTATCATCATCAATTGGAGTATAATCTAAGAAATGACCAGCAATTAAATCTGTGCTTGTTGCTGTACAGGCTGTTAGTTTATAATACCATTTATCATTAACGTCATCTGGTGTTACGGTCATATTACCACTAATAGTTTTAGCTATTTCATCTGGTAACAGAGTTGCCGTCAATGTTATACTTGCATCATTAGCCATTATTTTTTACCTTCTTTAATTAATCTTTCATTTCTCTTTTCGTATTTTTGAATTTCTTCCTGAGATGGATTTCTAATAAACCCTTTATTTGGGTTATAAATAATTGTTTTTTTAACAGGTTTTGCTATTGCGTCTGCCATATTATCCTTTTCTAATATTAAATTCTAAACCCTTTACAGGTACAACAACATTTCTAGTCTTTTTTGAAGTCAAAATGTTTCCAGAGGTGTCCTTTATATCTATGGTTCCCGTAATGGGTAAGTTCTGAACCAATGTCTGCGTAGATTGTTCCTCCGATTTTTTGCCATCTTCTTGAGAAAGCGTAGTCTTCTGATAAATATCTTCCATCCTCATCCTTCATTGTATCAAAAAATAAATAAGTATTTTTTGAGTTAAATTCTTTACCATTAAGTATTTGGTCTGTTTTGTAATATAAATCTGGATACTTATCTACCATTTTTTCTAAACATTTTCTTTGTATTAAAAGAAAACCTGTAGCGGCATCCAAAACTTCTACAAAACCTTTATCAATATTAATTTTTTGTCTATCTTTAAAATTTAAAACATAAGGATGACATAAATTTTGCCAATCTTTTTTTTGTTCAATGAGCTTAGGAATTAAATCCCAACTAAACATTTTCATTGGATAGGGAGCACAAATAACTTCCTTATCATAATCTAAATATCTTGTTATGCTTTCTGCTGGAAAGCCAATATCCGCATCAACAAATAATAAGTGTGTTGCATTTTTATCATCAAGAAAATTTGCTACTAAAGTATTTCTGGCTCTAGTTATTAAAGATTCTTGTGCAAGAGTTTGTATTCTTAACGATATATTTTGTTCATTACAATATTTTTGTAATTCTAAAACACTATGAAAATAATCTTCTGATAACCATCCCCCATAGCAGGGTGTTGCTAAAAATATATTTGCTCTAGCTGACAATAATATTTTCTGCTCCTAAATTAACTGATAGAGTTAATGCTGTAATGAGTGGAGTTGCATTGGCACTTGTAAAAGTGCCTACAATTTTTACATCATTATTAGTTACACCTAGAGATGCCATTAAACTATTTACAGAACCATTAGATATTTGGTCAGTAGGAAGTAATTTTGTTGGAATTCTTGGATTTTTTAATGCTTGTGCATCCGCTTTATGTTTAACTGGTTCTAATTGTGGATGTTTTTCTTCAAATTCAGATTTATGGACTAGAGAACCATTCCACTCTTTAACCATTTCGTTATAACGAAAAGCTAATCCGCTTCTATCTGATATGGCTTTTGCAAATTTTCCTTTAACAAAAACCATTAAGAATTGTACCTCAAGTCTGGTCTAATTATCAAGTCTACTTTTTCCCTATTGTCTTCTGTTGCTCTTTTAAATTCTTCTTCATAAAGCATTTTTAATTCTTGTCTTCTTTGTATCTCAATTTGTGGTCTTTTTAAAGATAAATAATAAGCTAATCCACTAATAGCACAAGGAAGAAACCTATCTGGCACAGCAACATTTTCTGTTGAGGAAGTAATGTCTTCTATTTTTTTTCTTTGAGAATATTTAAAAATATCACTTGAGTTACTTGGGGTAGGATATAAAAATAAAACAGGGGTTAATTGTTTATCTAAAAAAAATTGAGAGGGTCTACCTGTATCGTTTTTATTAGGTATTTTTAAATAATCGTCTCTGCTAATTCTTTCTAATTCCATATCTGTAGTACTAGAATCTGAATTAGTAACTTGAATAACAGCATCCTCAATATCAATAATACTACTAGTAAGAGTATAGCTAGTTGTGTTAGCTACTAGTGCTTGAGATTCACTTGATACTGTCCATAATTGAACATTTCTATTTGTCCAATCTTGTAACATAAGATTAAGAGACCTTCTTCCTTGAGATGCTTCTTTTCCTGTTTGTGGTTCCCCACCAATTCTAGAAAAAGCCTCTTCAATAATCTCATCAACTTCAAGCGTAAATGTTCTTGTGCCTGATGTAGCCATTTAACCTCCTCGATATCATTTTTAGTTATAGTACGCTACTACAAAGTCGCAGTTAGTTACGTCAGCGTAAGCTGCTGTTTCAAATCTTACACCATCTCCATCAAAGTTCATAGTCAGAGGTTCATTCGCTGCTGTACCCCATTTTAAATGAATTTTAATTACGCCAGCTGCAGAAGTATTATCATAAATTTTTACTTCACCATCTGCCGCACTTGATTGACATTGAATTGATTTAATTCTTATCGGACCAAGGTCGGTACTACTACCACCTATAGAGCCTTGTAGCCTACCGTCTGCCGCTAGTGCTATGCTTGCTTTTACATCACTCATATTATCTCCTATTAATAATGTGGGGGATTTTATCTCCCCCACTTAATTAGTTATTATTA